CTAACCCTGTCGTTCTCGAAGGGTATCAAGCAGTACTGAAACCCAGCAAGTTCGGCTATTCTTTGTCGGCTATTGTCGATAGCAAGATGGTCGAAACTCTGGAAGCTGATCGCATTGAGTCCCTCAAGTGGGCTGAATCGAAGCTGAAGAATCCTAAGCGCAGCACTCTCAAGCCCGAACCTTGGGAAGAGGTTGCTGCTGATCAATACAAAGTCAAGTTCAGTTGGAATGAAGAAACACGTCCGCCCGTGGTGGATACAGAAGGTACCATCATCACTGATGACTCCACGCCTATTTACTCAGGTTCACGGGTTAAGCTCGCCTTCAGGCAGAAGCCTTACATCCTCCGTGATGGCGTCACCTATGGCACGAGCCTCAAGCTTGTCGGCGTTCAAGTCGTCTCGCTTAATGGGTCTGCTGGTGTTGATACAGGCGACCTCAATGAGACTGAGGTGGCTGATCTCTTCGGCACTACGCAAGGCTTCAAGGCTAACGAGCCGAATGTAACTCCTTCCACTGATTCCACTGATGACGATGACTTTTGATTACGATGTTCAGAAAGATCCTAGCCTTGGTCTCTATCGAGCTACGCTCACTATTGGGCTACCTGAGATTACAGTTATCCGCCACAAGGCGGACAGGTCAGACTTCAAGTATGAGCTACGGCGAGCGGTTTCTGAACTCGTTGAAGAAATCGTAGAGAAGAATCTCGATGACTAAGTTTCGCTCCGGTCTCGAAGAGAAGGTCTCTGATCTCCTCGGAGAGCTGGGAGTGAAGTATGAATATGAATCAACAAAGATTCCATACATCTTACAATGCAACTACACACCAGACTTTCTTTTACCGAATGGTGTCTTCTTAGAAACAAAGGGTCAACTAACGACCGAAGATCGAAGGAAGATGAAAGCAGTGAAGAAGATGCATCCAGACTTAGACATTCGATTCGTCTTTCAAACTCCCTACAATAAAATCTACAAGGGAGCCAAACAAACTTATGCCCAATGGGCTGACAAGCACGGCTTCCCTTGGTGTTCATACCACTCCATCCCAATCGAATGGCTAACCTAAAGTACGGCACACCTGAATACTACGCAGAACACTTTGGCGACATGCTCGCTGATGTAGACGGCGATGATCCCACTACTACCGACAGCATCGTCAAAGGTTTTTTGATGTCTGTTGAAGACTGGTTTAACTATCACGAACAACAAGCCAATGCATACACACAACTCCGACAGCGAGTTCGTGAGGCACTTGCCATGTGACACGTGTGGCTCATCAGATGCAAGTTCTTTGTATTCTGATGGGCACACTTTTTGTTTTTCTTGCAATACATATTCGCACGTAGAATATGATCACACTCATCAATCCCACCGCTCTGTTATGCTACAAGGTTTTGCGAAAGCGTTACCCAAACGTGGTCTATCGGAGAAAGTGTGCGAGAAGTACAAAATTTACCGGGACGGTGACACACTACGGTTCCACTACTTCTCAGAAGATGGCGTCCTGTTAGGCGCTAAAGTTCGTACTAAAGATAAGATCTTCACCTATGAAGGCACAGCACCCACAGCCCTCTTTGGACAACATTTGTTTCCCGCCACTGGAAAACGAGTCGTTGTCACCGAAGGAGAACTCGATGCAGCTTCGTGTAGTGAAGCTATGCCGGGCTGGCCGATGGTTTCTCTACCTAGCGGTGCCGCTTCGGCAAAGAAGTCGATTCAACGGGCTATCCCATGGCTCCAGGGTTATGAGGAGATTGTCTTGTTCTTCGACAATGACGAGGCAGGCAAGAAGGCAGCGGCGGAAGCAGCAAGCGTATTGCCTCCGGGCAAGTGCCGCCTCGCATTACTCGACACTAAGTACAAGGACGCATCTGATGCCCTCCAAGAGGGCGACTCGGAGGCTGTTAGAAAGGCGATCTGGGATGCTAAACCATATAGACCCGACGGCATCGTAGATGCGAAATCTCTACTCGAACTTGTTACAACTCCACTACCACCCTCAGACCATGATTACCCATTCGCCGGACTCAACCGATTACTACACGGTATTAGATACGGAGAGCTTGTCACATTCTGTGCAGGATCTGGTATCGGCAAGTCCTCTATCTGCCGGGACATTGCAACTAACCTTCTTCAAAACGGAGAGCGGGTCGGTTACATTGCTCTTGAAGAGTCGAATCGGCGTACTGCTCTAGGACTTATGTCCTCAGCTGTAGGTAAGAGCCTGCATTTAGGAGAGCATGATCATGACACCCTCACCAAAGCTTACGATTCCACCATTGCTAAATGGAATTTGTTTCTTTATGACGGTTTCGGAAGTGTCGATCCTGATGTTATCTACAACCGTATTGAGTACCTTGCTACTGGTCTCGATACCAAGGTTATTTTCCTAGACCACTTGTCTATCCTTCTCTCTGGTCTCGATGGAGACGAGCGACGAATGATTGACCAAACCATGACTAAACTACGCTCACTTGTAGAGCGCACAGGGATTGCGTTGGTCCTAGTCTCTCACCTGAAGCGCACCACCAACGACAAGAATCATGAGGAAGGTGCTCGTGTCACGTTAGGACAGCTGAGAGGATCGGCAGCCATAGCCCAGCTAAGTGATGCTGTGGTCGCCCTAGAACGCGATCAGCAATCTACTGGCAGTTCCGCAACCACTGTACGTGTGTTGAAGAACCGCTACTCAGGAGAGGTTGGCGTAGCCTGTACCCTTTCCTATGACCTTGACACCTGTAAGTTCAATGAAACTGAATCCGACGACTCCTTCGACGCAACGACCGACTTCTGAGTTGAAGAAACCTAATCCTCCTACTCAGCAAGCCATTGAAAAAGCACAGTTTAAAGACAAGACCTACAGCTGGAATGGTCGCTAGACTCATCCTCATTGATGGGTTCATCTTAATAACTAACTTGTTCATTTGCGCAGGCGTTATACGTCATTGGAATGACACTAATTTTTGACATAGAAACAAACGGTTTACTCCATGATTGCACCCACATCCATTGTGTGGGCATCTACGATACGGAAACTAACAAGTCCTTTGTTTATAACGACGAAGGTAGTGAGGAACCTATCGCTAGAGCTATCACGTGGCTTGAGGAAGCAGATGAAATCCTCGGTCACAACATCATCGGGTACGACATACCGGTAATTAAAAAGCTATTCCCTTGGTTCAATCCACAGGGACGTGTGTTAGACACGTTAGTTCTATCTCGTCTCTACCATGCAGACATGCTTAAGGTCGATAAGAAGCGGAACTGGAAGCATATGCCTCTCCAGCTGTATGGTCGCCACTCTCTTGAGTCCTATGGCTATCGCCTAGGTGAGTTCAAGGGTTCCTTCGGTAAGACTACTGATTGGAAAGAGTGGTCGCAAGAGATGCAAGACTACATGATGCAAGACGTTAAAGTAACCACCAAACTTTGGCAACACTTTCAAAAATACCTGAATGGGTCTCGATAGAACATCGAGTTGCCCAAATACTGACAGACCAAGAAAACCACGGATGGTATTTCAATGAGTTTGAAGGGCAAAGACTTGAGTCAACTCTCCGATGCGAGCTTGACGATCTTACTAATGTTCTACGGCGACAACACCCTTTCGTCGCAGGATCGACTTTTACTCCAAAACGAAATAACAAGACGCAGGGATACTACGAAGGATGTGAAAGCATCCGACTGAAAGAGTTCAACCCTACATCCCGTGACCACATTGCTTGGGTCATGTCCACCTTCCACGATTGGAAGCCAACAGAGTTCACTAGCTCTGGCAAGGCAACCATTGACGAGGTAGTGCTGAAAGACATTGGTACGCCAATTGCTCTACAGTTTTTCCGTTGTCTTGAACTAACCAAACAGCTTGGCATGTTGTCGGAAGGCAAGAATGCCTGGTTGAAGTTAGTCAGAGCTAATCGAATTCACCACCATTGTTCAGTAGCTACGGCTACACATAGATGTGCGCACCGAAATCCAAACCTTGCCCAAGTCCCGAGTGAAGAATCCTTTAGACAGTTGTTCAAAGCTACTCCGGGCTTTACCATGGTGGGCGCAGACCTTAGTGGTATTGAGTTGCGGATGCTTGCTCATTATCTCAGCAGATATGATCAGGGACGCTACGCAGACATCCTCCTCAACGACGACATTCACCAGGTCAACGCAGACAAGATAGGTATCTCTCGCAGACTTGTGAAGACGGTGACCTACGCTTTCCTGTATGGCGCAGGTGATGTCAAGATTGGACACTCTTATGATAAACAACTCTCTGATGCTCAAGCCCGTAAGAAAGGTGCGGAGATTCGTGCTGCGTACATTGACGCTATTGACGGGCTTGGTGATCTACTTACTGCTGTTCGTAGAGCGAGTGATCGCGGCTATATCAAGTCTATTGATGGACGTAAGATTAGCCTTGATTCTCCTCACAAAGGACTAAACTACCTCCTCCAGTCATCAGCTACTGTCGTAGCTAAGCGCTGGATGGTGATTGCTAACGACTGTATGCCGGCAGACTTACAAGCTAACCAGCTTGCATTCGTCCATGACGAGCTACAGTTTGAAACGAAACAACCCGAACAACTTAAAACCCACCTAGAACTAACTGCTGGCTTAGCCGGTGAAGCCTACGACCTGCGTATTCCTATCGCAGCAGAAGGTAAGATCGGCAACAACTGGGCAGAGGTTCATTAACCTTATGGCTAAATCTAAAACATCTCTTGGCGTTGTGGAGTTTCAATCCCGAGCCAAATACAAACACACCCACCAAGGTAACGGAAAGCGCTCTCTTCCCAAGCGAGGTCGCAAGAAGTACCGTGGTCAAGGCAAGTGAGTCTACTCATTGATGCCGACTATATTGTTTACAAGGACTGCGCTGCTTGTGAGACTGAGATTGATTATGGCAATGATGTCATCGTTGTCCAATCGAAGTTTAGCGAAGCCCTAGACAGAGTAATGAGAGATCTTTACACTGTCGCTAACGATCTCGGCTGCTTTGACGACTCGATTCTTTTCTTTTCTGATTCAACTAATTTTCGGAAATCAATCGACCCTGATTATAAAGGGCATCGAAACCGAAAGAAACCCTGTGGCTACAGGCGCGTCATCGAAGCGCTTA